CGCCCATTCATTCTCATGCCCTTCGTCTTGACCTTCTGCGAGCAACCATTTAGCTTTAGGCGCAAGCGCAACAGATTCAGTAAGAGCTGTTGACCAATAGTTATACATACGCTGTGGGTCTTTAGCCATACGAACAAGACCAAACTTTTTGTGCTTATCGTCAACACGCACTTCTTGGCCGTAAACAGGCACGATAGGAATGTATTTGCCAGCCCATTCGCCTTCTTCAAGGATTTGCATCGCTGTTAGCTTGCACCATTTAATTTTTTTGCGCCAAGTTTCACGCTTATCTATGACGGTAATGCCAGCAGCTTCTAATACTTCTTTACTAGGGATTTCATCGCTAAAGCCTGTTGTGCCATCTGAGAGCTGTAAAAGCATCTCTTTTGTGCGTTCTGTGTAGAAATACTCAGCTATGCGTATATCTTCCTTTGTGACCCATTCCGATTCCGTATCTCCCGTTCCTCTACTGGAAAATCCTTGAGTGTCCTCAGCATCGGGATACATCTTTTTGAACACAGCTTTGCTGACAACGGTAGTAACCAGACATTTCTCAGCATCAGAGCCATCAGGCTGAACGCTGTTAGGGTCAAAATACACAGTAAAAGGGTTCTCAATACGCTTAATGTAGATTTCTTGGTCAAAGCTGTCATCCCTTACATAGTCTGTTGTAACACGCCAGTAGCCCCAGCCCATCTTCACGCAATACTCAAAAGCATGGTCATACGCCTGGTCAGCATCAGATTGATTCTCAATGTGACGAGTAATGCCTGTAATTATCTCAGCTACTTTCGCATCTGATTCATTGTTCATGCCATGCACTTTAATGCGTGGGCGTTGCTGGCGTTGTTGATTGCAGATTTGACGAATATAAGCATCTAGCTTATTGATTGTCAGGCATGGGCGAGCTTCTAATACACGGCTATTTTGCACATCTACAGGCCATTGATCGCCTGCTGCAAAACGCACATCGTCAAGAGCTTCAGCACGATTGTTGCTGTCAGAGTCATTGCACAGTCGTAAAAACTGCTTGGCTTCTTCTATTCTGCCATCTGATTGTTCGTCTGCAACTCTATCGTATGCCATAAGATTCCTTATTCTTTGCCCGATTTTAAGACATTTGTTGTGTTTTTACTACACATTTTAGCCCATCCATGAGTTAGGTAGTTGATAAGTTTTTGGTTGTTTTGGTGCTTTTCTTGGTTCGTTAACCATAAGCCCGATGTATCTGAAAGCATCTGCACCGTGGCTGTAGTTATCGTGCAATGGTTTTTGGCTGAACTGTTTGGTGTCGGGGTCAACGTCATATCTGTAATGGCGCAAGCATTGCAGACCATCGTGAGTGTTATTGCGATCAAACCAGCACTTATTGAACATCATTCGTGCAGCGTTGATTGAGTCTGCTATCGGGGTTCTTTCAATGACCCTAGTGTTATATCCTGCAGCTCTGACAATTTCTTCGATACTTCTACCATTTGAAGATAGAGTTTTATTCCCTGCATCGTGAGGCAGCCAAAGAGTGTCGATAACGTATCCATAGGACTGTATTTTAGCAAGATAATGAGCGATTGTCTGCTGAGTGTTCTCGTAGTAACGGATTAATCTGACTTCTTGGCTAATAAACTGAACAAACCAAATAGCAGTAGCATCTGCCCAGCCCAAATCAAATACAGCGTGAACAGGCTTAATTGGATCGTATGGGACATTTGTTAACCTTCCGTCAAGTTCTGCCATTGTCATTTCTTTGGCAAAGATAGCGCCATCTACTGTCTGACGGCATAAACCTTCCCAAACTGTGTTGTAAGCCTCTCTATCTCTGCTAAATAGCGCATCTTTCTCAAGTCTTAGCGTATCAGGAAACCAGGGATTATCAGACCAATTAATCTTTGCGACTTTGCAATTTTCAGGTGGATTTATGACAAATCTTTGATAAGTTTCGTCTGACTCTAATTCTGGATTAAATGTAACCCATATTTCTGAGCCTTCTTTACGAATTGTTGGTATAAGAACATTCCAACTAGTTTGACTAATTGAAGCGGCTTCCTCGCACCAAACAATGTCAACTCCTTCATATGATTTTATGTTTGCAATATTGTTTTTAAGCCCAACGAACGCAAACTCTGTGCCGTTCTTCCCTCTAATGGAGTTCTGTGTAATTTCATAGAATGATTCTAGTTTTAAGGCAATGATTTGGTCAGATAGCAGTTTATGAACTGATTGGCCAATAGAGTTCTGAAACTCACGAGCGCATAGCACCCTTGTAGGCTTTTTTACGCCAATGACAAGTAATGCACGAGCAACGCCCCAAGATTTAGCCCCACCACGACCACCATAAAGAACCTTATATCTGCATGGATCGAATAGAAACTGTAGCTTGATTGGAAAATCAACTGCACTAACAGCTTGGCGAATTTCTGGTGTGATTTCACTCACTTGGCTTTACAAACCTAACTTCAAGAGCTTTTAATGGGCCACCATCTTCGCCAGTTAGCTCTGTTACCTGAGTTTCTTTCCAGCCAGCCCTAGTCTTTAACCAAAATATTGCAGCTGTCATATTGCCCTTTTTAGCCTGCTGGAATAGCGTATTGGCTATTTGTGCGTTGGCATCTATGCGCCCATCTTCTAATTCAGGCTTGTAGTGCTTTCTTAGCGTGTCATCAGTTATATCTAGCTTATGCGCTATATCTACAAAGCGTGTGCCAACAGCAGCTAGTGTTTTGACTAGCTTTCTGCTTTCTTCTGTTGGTATATGCTCTTTTCCTTGCATTTTTGTCTTTTATATGTCCGAAAGTAATGTAGCCTGTTTACCAGTAAATTCTTCCCATCGCTTCACAATAACATCACAATATTTTGGGGACATTTCCATCCCATAACATTTTCTGCCTGTTTTTTGTGAAGCTATTAAAGTAGTCCCTGACCCGCAAAATGGTTCAAAAATAATATCTTTAGGTTTAGATAAAGAACTCATTAATTCTTCATATAATCCTACTGGTTTGGGGCATGAGTGCAATTCTCTAAGATTTTGTCCACCCACGAATTCTTTGTCTGTTTTTAAAACAATTACATCATTATTTAAAAATTTTTCGCTTGGATTAAGAATAAGGATAGGTTCCCATGTGGAAGCTCCACCCATTCCATTCCCCGCCATGGCAAATTTTTTATGCCATACAGCTACCTTAGTCTTTCCAAATCTTTCAATATCTCTTGCTAAATTCATAAGACCTGGAGTCCATACTTTGCCACAATCATGTAAAGCAAACACATCCCAAACTAATTGGGCATTAGCTTCATTGTCGTTATCTTGATGTTCATCGTATTCATAGCCTATTCCATAAGGGGGGTCTGTAAAAACCATATTAGCCTTATTACCATCCATTAGCTTTTCTACAGCATCTATGCTGGTGCTGTCACCGCACATTAGCCTATGATTCCCAAGCACATATATATCGCCAGGCTTGGTTTTTGGCTCGTCTGGCACGTCGGGCACGGCATCTTCGTCTGTAAGCCCTGTGGTCGGTTCTATTGGGTTTAAAAGGGCATCTAGCTCGTCTTTGTCAAAACCCAGCACAGATAGGTCATAGTCATCGTTATTTAGCTCTTGTAGCTCTAACATCAGCAAATCAGTATCCCAATCGCTATTTAATGCCAGTTTGTTGTCGGCAATAATTAAAGCTTTCTTTTGGGTTTCTGATAGGTGTGCCAGCTCAATAACAGGGACTTTATCCATTCCCAGCTTACGAGCAGCCAATAGCCTGCCGTGACCAGCAATAAGACCATTAGCCCCATCAACCAGAATAGGATTAGTCCAGCCAAACTCTTTGATGCTGGCTGCAATTTGAGCCACTTGTTCATCAGAATGTTTACGGCTGTTATTGATATAAGGGATTAAGGCCTCAATAGGCCGTTGTTCAATTTTCATTGTTGTTTTTTTACAACACTATGATAGTGATGTATCAGGCTCTTTTACTTCATCTGACTGTTGTTTTTTTGCAACATTCTCAGCCATCTGTTGTTGAGCAATCTGATTGATACCATCAATTAATGGTTTTGCATACACATAAGGGATATTACCTAATGCTTGTAGCAATTCGTTTACCTGTTGTATTGTGAACTGGATCATTTTTGTGGTTTCCTGTCTTTATATTTCAATATAACGTCTAAGTTCTTTTCTAACCATCCCAGCCTAGTGTTGCATTGTTGGCATAAAACGCCTCTGTATGTTCTTGGCTCTTTATGGTCAATGCACATTTTTGACTCTTTTTTGCCACATATTTCACATGGTTGTTTGCGTAACTCATCGGCTTTTTCTAGCGTAATGCCATATTTCTTTTTGGCATCGTATCTACGCTGATTTAACCTTAAATTAGCAGGCAAAGTTCCATTATTGGCAAATTTATGGGTCATTTCTTCTTGGCTTTGCCCTTTGCAGCAGCTTCACGCTTAACAGCATAGCTAATTGCCACAGCTTGCTTAACTGGCTTGCCTGCCTTTACTTCAGTCTTGATGTTCTCTTTAAACGCTTTTGCGCTTGTAGATTTCTTTAATGGCACTTGCTTCTCCTTAATGATGGTTTTTACTGTTTTACTGTTTAATTTCTCTAGCTTTTTAGGAAATGTTCTGCGTTTCTTTACTTCTGGCGCAGGAAATGGCCATGGTGCTGTTTCTTGCTTAAAACGCACAATACGATCCATTTCTTCTTGGGTGAGGTCTGAGCCTATCTTGCTCTCAACCCACGCCCAAATAGCTTTTAATTTGGTTTTGATGTAATCCATATTACCCCCTTAACAATTCCAGTTTTTCAATGATGCCTTGGCTCGTTCTGCTGGGCCTTTGGCTTTCTTTACTACGCCTTCCATTCTTGCACAAAATGATTTCTTACGACCCTCATCCTTCTTTGTCTTAGGATTAGGAGCTGGTGCTTTGAGATTGCTACCATTCTTAGCGTTATATTCAGCTCTACCCTTGGCTGTCATGCCTGCACCCTTTTCTGTAGGGTTGTAGGTCTTACCTTTGCCTGTAGTCTTATGTGGGATGGGTTTGTCGTGTTTCATTATTTCTTCTTTGCGGTTTTAGCAGAGTCAATAAATGCTTGCTTGGTAGGTGCGCCCTTAGTGCCAGGTTTACGCATTTTCTCTACAGGTTTGCCCTCTGCCTTTTCTTTGGCGATACGAGCCTGTTTTTTGTGGATGTTGGCATATAAGCCAGGTTTGGTTGCCATAATTGCCTATTCTGCCCAGCAAACGTCTTGCCAGCTCATTATTAAACATTTCTCGCCATTGTGAACTACTGGCGTGAACTTTAAATATTCTTCTTTGGGGTCATCATTCATAGTGCCAAAGCGAACTCTTGTGCCAACTTCAATAGGCATAGGCTCTCTGCGATCTGCCGATAGCTTCTTGCCAGGGCCTACTGCTACTACTGTTCCCATGTTCTCAGCTTCTTTATTGTTGACAATAATCACTTCGCTTAAAACACGAACATCTGGCTTGACAATTATCTTATCAGCCAGAGGTTTATATATTACAATTTCATCAGCCATCTCAATATTACCCTATTGTTGTGGTTATACAGCTTGTAGTCCTTTACCGAGGACTATGAGCTGTAGTTTTATTTGCAGTCTTGTGCGTGTGCCATACGGACATGGCTGTAGCACTCACGCTCACCCATATTGCCGTCATTCAACTCACCAAGCTTGCCTTCAAAGTTGCCAGCGTGACTCAAAGGGCGTGAACCCATAGAATCCATTTTGCCCATAGCAACGCCACCAACTAGCTTTTGCTTGCGCTCGCCTGACATATCAGATGATGTAGCACCTTTAGGAGCTTTAGCACCAGTAGTAGAAGGAACGCCTTTCATTGAATCCATTTTGCCCATGATTTTTCCTTTAAGATGGGGTTAATACACTACGAATAATAATACTATTTTACGAGTTTTCAAGTGTTTTTACTAGATTAATTGCACCTTCAACATCGTAT